TCAAGTTGCCAGGGAACTCGATGATGCCGGAAGCCGAAGATCCTTGACCGAAGAAACGTGCAGCGAACTCTTCTAACGCTTTCGCCAAACCTAGATTCTCTTTGACGAGATCAATGCGGGAACGGCCGCGCATGTCACCAGGCAAACGAAGTTCGGTGATGTGAATCATGTCCTCAAGTGGGATCACATCACGGTTGTCAAACACAAACTCTGGACGACGTGTTTCACGGTTGCGGGTGCATTCAACCTTCTCAGGGTTCAACACCACCAACGCAGCTACACCTTGATCGTCGCGCACAATACGAGTGAACGAGTTACCGTTCAACAGCAACGACACCAACACCTGCTGGAAGTGTTCGGTGCGGGTGATACCAGACTCAGGGCTATCCAACCACATTGGTCGTGGGCGGAACGCTTGACGCTCAGCACCTACACGGATGAACGTGTCAACAGGCAAAGTGGAAATGGAATCAGCGATGATTCGCACACACGAATACACAGCCTCGATCTTCAACGAATCTTGCTGGGTGACAACAGTTCCAGAATTGGTTGTCATCGAGAAGCCGTCGCCTAATGCGAACAGCGATTGGAATGAAACTGCGCGTTGCTCACCTCCATTGTTCAAGAGTCGTGACAGCATTACTTCCTCGCCTCTTTCTTCCCGCGCTCAATAGCGAAGGCAAACAATAGAAATACAGACCCGACAAAGATCAGGCCGATAGGGATTGACAACAAGAATATCCCAACTGCGATGAGTGATGCGGCGAAAAGTTCCATCAACAGAATCATGATGCTCCTAGACTACAAAGAAACCAGGCACGGGTGCGACCTCTTCACGACGAGTTGCACGATCAACAGCAATCGCACACGCAATCGCAGCGTCAATCTTGCGCTTCGATTTACCTTTGGACAGTCTCAGACCTGCATCAGTTTGACGTGGCACAGCCGACAACACCTGATCGGTGAACATCGGGTCACCATCATGAGCCAAGACCTGACCGACAATCGCTTCATACAACGTGCCAATCGCAGGCACCATACGTTGAGCAGACTGAGGAAACTCCACCATTGGCAAACCATCATCGGCAAGAACCTCAGCGGTGCGTTGAAAGAACGCAGGGTCATAGGCGAACTCGCGCACATTGAACGCCAGATGCAACTCACGCAGATACGCCTCAACAGCTGCGACATCCATCGCATGCGCATCAGGATGCCAAATCTTTGCCCGCACCACAATCCGACCATCACGCGGCTGAGCCACAACCACAGCAATCGAGTCATGCTTCAACGCCATGTCAATCCCCACAAACGCAGGCAACTCAGCATCCAACCCCAACTCAGACTGGCACTGCTCCCAACCGCCCATCGGCAACCAAGGCGAGTCTTCCTGCCTGACCCATTGGTTCAGACGATAACGCCTCATAGGAATCTCAGCCGTCTGATTCATACTGACCTCCATGTCTTCGATGTCAAGCAAGCCTTCAGCGAGGTTCGGGTTCGCAGCCGCCCAAGCGTCACGATCAGAGATGGCACAGCCCTCCGGTGCTTCCCACCAGAAGAACCCAAACCGCTCATCGTCTTGGTCGCCAGAGATGACACGTTTGCCATAGTTGTACAGACGGCCACAGATCGTGTCGAAGTCGTAGCCTGCTGTGGTGATCGCAACGATCTGCGGGTCTTTCCTTGCACCAGAACCCAACGTGAGCGCATCGAAGAGATCAGAGTCGCGCTGCACATGTAATTCGTCAAAGCACACGGTCGATGGGTTTAGACCTTGTTGAAGTTTGGCATCGCTAGAAAGCACCCGATAGATCGCACCGGTCGAAGGAACCTCAATCACATCCCGATACACCTTGCACACACCAGACAAAGCAGGCGACTGGGTGACCTGCCACTTCGCCTCATTGAACACCACTCGTGCTTGCTGACGGTCACCAGCAGCCGAATACACCTCAGCACCAGGCTCGCCCTCAATCAATCCATACAGACCAATCAACGAACCGAGAAGTGATTTGCCGTTCTTGCGCGCTAATCCTATGAGGCTTCGGCGGTAGCGAAGTAAACCATCAGGGCGGCGTTCATACAAAGAATCCAGAAGGTCAAGTTGCCATTGCGTAAGCAGAAGCGGCTGACCAGCCCGAACACCCTTTGACACATGAAGAAACGTGGCCGCGAAATCGGCGACCTGCGCACCATCAGACCTCGGATACAACTTCGGAGTCGACCACGTCGGACTTCCGTTTGCGATATTGATCAAGTTCATTTGCCACCCTTATCTCTGCCAGACCAAGTCTTGCCCGATCCGACGGTGTGAAACCCAGCAACGACATCCAACCCGTGTTCTGAGCATCCATCTGCTCGATCTGCTTCACCGCTGGATGCGTCACGATCTGACCGTTCGGACTCGTATACCAGCGACGCTCGACCTCGTCTCCCAACCAGGCTTCCAACTCTGCGATCTTGTCGAAGTTGGAACACAACCTGGTCATGAGCGGAGTGTCGTGCAGCTCCGACAGATGACGACGACCAGCCGTCCAATACGTCAACCAATACCTTGACCCAACCTCGCCCAAGCCGACCGGCACCAACGGCACCACCGACGGATCGACCACAGCCAACGCCATGTCTGGCATCGGTTGCGCAGCCAAACCGTTCCGAATGCGTGAACCCTTCAAACGCTTCTGCTCGATTGGTTGCGCTTTGTTCCCGCGACCGACTCCCGTTGATTGTGTGGCCATGCGACCACTCTAGCCATGACCCCTCCACAGACCATGCGCGTGTTGCGCACGGCTTGGGGTCAGGTTGACCTGCGGGTTGCCAAGACAAAGCCACCCCCCAAGATGACGGCGGGGGGTTCATGTTGTTGGCTTCGGTTTGCCGCGACCTGAATTGCATGAACGATGAGCGGCCAGGAGGATTGAGTCGTCTTCTGGGTAGATGTGGTCGGCAGTCCAAGGGTCGTCGGGTCTTGCGCCTTGGTTGCATATCCAGCAGATGGTGGCGTTGTCTCTGACCCATTTGGCGCGTTGTTGATAGTTGCCTGAGTATTTGGTTCGCTTACCTTTTGGGTGTTGTTGGTGCCAGGTGGTCTGGCATCCGTCGCATCTTCTTTGGTTTGTTGTGAGTCGATGGCAGTCAAGGCAGGGGCGTTGGATGGGCATGGGTTACCACAGCTCGTCGGGCATGATGTTGTCGTGATCAGGATTTGATTGGTCGGTGTCAGGCTCAGTACGGAACTGTGGTGTAACTACGTTACACACACTGGTTCCCTTGTACCCGTTGGGTTCTGTGAAGTGGTTCCCGAGGGTGGTTCCCGTGTTGAGGGGGTCGGGGGTTGGCATTTGGCGGGCTTGGACGGCTCGGGAGATTGTGGTTTTGCGGGCGAGTGTGATGCCTTGGGCTTTGGCTTGCCGGATGATTTCGTTGGTTCCTAGTTCTTTGGGGTAGCCGAGTTCGTCTAGGCGTTTCGCTAGTGCGATCTCTTGGGTGGTGAAGCCTGTGCGTTCTTTGGTTTTGAGTCTGATGTTGATGGTGTCATCGAAGTCTTCGACGATGAGGTCGATGGTGTCTGGTACCCAGCCGATGCGGGTGTGGGTGCGTTTGAGTCTTAGGCCGTCATCTGTCTTGGATAGTTGGAAGACGATGTCCACGTCGTCGTTCTTGGCTGATGATCCTCGTTGCCCGAGTTTGGCGTTCTTGCCTGCGTGGTCGGTGCGCACACATGCTACGCCTTCACGCTTGAGGGCTAGGCCTGTGGTGCGGGCGAACTCACGGTAGGAGTCTGCTGAGTTCTCTTCACCGTCGATGGCGCGTCCTGTGGTGTCGATCACGACAACCTCAGCCTTGACCAGCCTGATGAGGTGCATCAAGGCTGAGGCACCTTCTGGTGTGTTGAGTGGTGGGAGTGAGGGAATGATGGCGTAGTGGAAGTGGGAGAGGTCGTCGTCTTCTGTGTACCCGAATTGTTCTAGGCGTTCGTAGAGATCGGATTCAATCATTTCGTAGTCGAGATACAGACAGTTGACTGGTGGTTGTGCTGCTTGGCCGAAGATCGGTTTGCCTGTGGCTAGAGCTGCTACCGCGTTGAGTGTGAGCCATGACTTGCCTGTCTTGGCTCCAGCGAAGATGGCGGTCTGTCTGCCTCGGGCGATGAGTGGTTTGCAGATCCAGTCTTCTGTGGTGTGTTCTTGTGTCCAGAAGTCTTTCCAGTTGACCAGCATGCCAAGCATCTCGTCGCCGGTGGGGATGGGTGGTAGTGGTTCGGCTTGGCCGTTTGGGGTGGCTAGGTAGGCTGTGGCTGCTTGTTTCCAGTTGCCGTTGTGGTCTCGTGCTGCCATGTAGCCGAAGCGGTTGTAGCCGCCTTCAGGTAGCCAGGGGATGCTGGAGGTGAAGACGATGAGTGCGTCGTTGCCGTTGTGGCCGATGGTCGCTGAGGTGCCGTCTCGTGGGTCTTTGCCTGGTCGAACCCAGTGTTGTTCGCCGTGTCGGTCGGTTTTGGCTAATGTCCAGCCGTCTCGGGTCAGTAGGTCTTCCCATGTGGTTTGGGCGTTGTAGCGAGCTGATGGGGTCGTTGGATCGTTCAGGAAGGTGTCTGGTTGGTCTTTGGGTGTGACCATTGCAGGTTGGCTGGTGAGCAGCGTTAGGAGCCACTGTGGCGCGTCTGCTGGCTTCCTATCGGCGGGTGAGTGACCGTCTTCCCATTCGTATCGTTTACCGTTCGGATGCAGGGTTGGGTGGGCTAAGACTTGCCCGCCTTCACCACGAATGTCTAGGCCGACACCTAGCCGTGACCCTGCATCGTTTCTGATCTCGACTGGCGCATAGAAGTACAGGTGACGGCCACCTGTGCCGGTGATTGCCTCCACAGTGTCAGGCAACTTCCCGTAGCGTTCTTCCAGGTCGTGGAGCGTGTCTGAACCTCGGTACTGCTCCCGATCATCAACATCAACGACAAACACCTGCCCGTGCTGGGTGCGACCTGTAGCAATACCAATCCCGTAAGTGGCGTACTCCCCACCCCACCAAGCCTTGATCGTGTCAACGTCTGTGGTCGCCTTAGTCTGCCAAGCCTCGATGCCAGGGTATTTGTGTCCAGGTTTAATAGGTATAACCCTGATGCCCTTCTGGGCATAGCTAAGCGCGATATCTAATGTGTTCATTGGTGCAGGGTTCTTTCGTTAGATGTTGAGAAGATGTTTGGCTATCCATTGGGCGACCGGTGACGCGACACCGTTGCCACATTGTTTGTAGCGGTGTGTGTCGGCTTGGGTGGTGCCGTCAGCCTTGTATCTGGTGTGATCATCAGGCCAACCCATCAGCCGTTCACATTCAAGTGGGGTAAGTCGACGCACCGCCATCGTTGGCTCAGTGACTAGATGTTCTCCTCGGCTTGATGGTACGCCACCGTCACCGCCAGACCGCAAGGTGGCAGCTACTTCACTGCCAAGCAGTACGCCAGTTGATATCTTTATCGTGCGAAGCGCATGATGCACCTCATTCGTGGTGTCGTTGTATTCATCGTAGGCGACAGCATGTCCTGTGCCATTAGTGCCTGATCGCAATGTTGGACTCACTTCTCCAACTGTTACCTGACTGTCGTAATGACTGAATGCAACGGCGTTGACGTGGGCTGAGGTGAGTGTTGCCATCGGATCACCGTCAGCACCGATGCCTAAGCCTTGACGGTTTTGTGCATCATATTTATCGGGGTCACGCAAAGCGTTGCGGGTATCTATGGGATAGGCCACGCTTGGTGATTGTTGCGATGATTTCAATGTCGGTGCAACGTCTTCTGTCACGTTGGCGTTACTGCCGAACTGGGTATCAAACGACAACAATGTTTCGCTGCCACCTCCTAAGTCACCACCGTTGGAGCGAAGTGTCCCTACTCCTTCTGAGTAATTTCTGAAGGATGATGGAGTGAAACTTGTTCCAATGCTTGTTGCAGTCTCGCTGGCAGCACTTTTCCTCGACGGTTTGCCCTTCGCAAGATGCCCTGGCAAGCTTTCGGCGACAGGTAGTAGCGGGCTGGGACTTCGGTTGGCGAGGACAGGATCGAAGATAGCGATGACGAACACGCGCCTTCGTCGTTGGGGTATTCCGAAGTATTGTGCATCCAGCACTGCCCATTCAATTGCCAACGCCCCTGCTTGAGCCATTTCGTCAATGATGACCCCGAAGTCAGCACCTCGGTTGGAGTTGAGTGCGCCGACGACGTTTTCCCAAATAGAGATTCTTGGATATTGTCCATTGCTTTCCTCCTGTAGTTCTTTGATGATTCTGATGCCTTCGTGAAATAAGCCGGATCGGCCACCTTCTAAGCCTGCTCGTTTGCCTGCGACTGAGAGGTCTTGACATGGTGAACCCCACGCAACGACATCGACTACTGGTGCGTTGGCGAGAATGTGTTTGCCTGTGAGTGTTGACACGTCATCCCATTTGGGGACATCAGGCCAATGACGGTGCAGGATGCTGTTCGCATGTTTGTCCCATTCACATTGGAACACGGTTTCCATGCCTGCGTTTTCTAAGCCCATGTCAAATCCGCCGACACCGCTGAAGAGGCTGAGGACTTTCATGCGTTTACCCCGTCGTCAATCCAAGTCATCCAAAGTTCTGCGGGATGAATACCAAGGCTGATGGCGTATCGGTCTGCTGCATATTCGCTGATGGTGATGTTTGGGTCGTTGCGCCATTTGCTGATGGTGGTGCGTACAACACCGAAGTGATCTGCGATGGCTCCTGCACCCAAGTCTGGTGGGAATAGGTTGATGAGTTCTTTGACTGTGTAGCGGTTCTTATGTTTTGACATGTTCCCTCCTCAAGGAATAGTTCTAGTCTTCGTCCATTACTTCAAACGATCTTGCAATACGGTACTTCTCGGCAGCTGACGCTGATTCAAGTAGACCGAGAGTAGTTGACGCGGTTTGGTTCTTCAGTGTTGTAATCCAGAATGACGGCTGACCTGACGCACGTTGCACAGTTGCGATCACCACATAGGCATCGCACATGCCTTCGGTGCAGGCATCAATGTATTCTGCGATTGGGTCTTCAGTCATCGTCTTCCACTCCTCGATCTCCGCACAATGGTTTAGCAGGTATCGGCTGTCTGCACGGGCATGGGTTGTTACGCCTACCGAATGTCGTCATGTGTTTCACTTGCTGTTCGATATTCGCTGTGGCTTCCTGCCATCATGCGGCCTTCTGGGGTGATAGCAATCCATGTTGGTGCGTCAGGATCACACAAGCAGCCTGTGACACGTTGCGGGTCATGACGGATCAACGACTCACACTTCAAACATTTGGCTTGCAGAATCATTGGGTGTCCATTCGTAACGCATGCAACATGCCATGCAGCTCGTTGACTGTGTCGGTCAGTCGTGCCACCTGCACTTCTAGGAGCGCAATGGTGTATCGCTGTTCAGCAATGGTGAACTCGTGGTCGATGGATTCTTGATGCATTGTCTTCATCCAAGCCATCAGCGTCGTTCCATCAGGATCGGTGGTGACCAGGTTGAGTCCCATGCTGAGCCAGGTTTGGTGGCGACACGAATGAGGCCGTCTGAGTCGAGCATGACGAGGAGGTGGATGCCTCCGGCGATGCCTGCTGCTGTGATGTCGTAGTTTTGGATTTTGCCTACCCAGCGGGCTTCGCCGTCTCGGTCTGCGAGGACGGTGACGGTGTAGGGCGCGTCTGGGAATGTGTCAGCTGCGGTCATTGGAATCCACCGATTCATCAAGGCTTGCTCGCAGGGTTGCCAAAGCAAACTTCGTTTCTTCTAGTTCTTTCTTGACGGCTGACAGTTCGCGTGACAGTTCCATGCTTTGCTGGCGACAGAACCGCAGGTCTTGTGACAGGCCGTAGGTGCCTTGTTGGTATCTCATTACAGTTCTGCGCCTTGGGCTAGGTAGACACGCAGGCGGGAGATGTCTGAGTGGGCTTGGGTGAGTGTGATTTTGCAGGCTTCTAGTTCTCGGAAGAGTGAGTCGGCGGTGTCTTTGTAGTTGTTGCGTTCTTCGGTGACACGTTCGAGTGCTGTGTGGAGTTCCGATACACGGATTTCCAGTTCGGCGAATTGTAGGGCTAGGTCGTTCATTTGGGTTTGCTCCTTTTGGCTAGTTCTAGTTTGAGTGATTCGATTGTTTTGAATAGTCGTTCTTGATCGCCTTGTCCTACCCAACTGCGTTCTAGGAATTGGATGGCGTTGATCAAATCTTGTTTCGTCATCTTGGTCTTTCTTAGTAAAGGTTCGGCAGGGTGCCAGGGGTTGATCACCCTGCCGAACTTGGGTTAGTGATTTACCACATTGATTCGGAGTCGTCCTTGGCGGCTGCTTCTACTTTGGCTTTGAATAGTTTCGGTGCGTTGAAGCCTTTCTTGGCTTCTCCGAGTCCGGTGAACTTGACTGACAGGTTGGTGCCAACCATTGTGGTGACTCCTGCTGCGGTTGCAGCTTCTCGGATGGCTTTGACCATGTTGCCTCGCGCCCACAAGTTGCCGAAGCCGTCTGCGGTGGTGATGGTGAATACGAAGACGTAGCGGGTGTCGCCGTTGTCCCATGTCTTCACGTTTCCTGCTGGGTCACGGTCTTCAAGTTTCTTGACCTCGATGACTTTGCCTGTGTGGCTGTCACCTGCGGTATCAAACTTGAGGGCAGGATATTTGTTCCCACCTTCGCCTAGGAATATGTCTGTCATGATGCTTTCTCCTGTATCTGGAAGTTGTTGGATTTTGGGTTATAGATGAGATGCAGATCGTCTTCCTTGATTCGTTGGCAAACAGTTTTGAACTGTTTTGCTTGACGATGATCAAGGTTGGCTAGTGCTTCTCCTGCTTTTGTGTATTGCTGTTTCGTGATGTGCGAGCAGATGCCCATCACTAACTCTGCATCGTATTGTTGATCCAACATCAAACACAGGATGCCTGTGGCGATGTCGATTCTCCGATGAGATTTCACTGCATGCAGACCGATGGATCGGCCTGCTGATGCAGATTCGATAATCAGATCAATGTAGGTCTGACGTGTTGAGGCTGGTAGTGCTTCAATGGTTTGACGAATGTGCCGAAGCGCAGTCATCTCATGATTTTGCACCTCATAGATGGTGCCTTCAATGTCGTCAATCATCCTGGGTACGCATCTTTTGGGTTGTCAAAGCCTGCGATCTTGCGTGACTTCGGCTTCGGCTTCGTTGGGTCAGGTTGGAAGAACGGTGACGAATGATCTGCTTCCACATGTTCGATGGCTTTGATAAGCGCATCAAGTTGGTCGTTGTCACAGTTCTGCAACTTTGGCACATCGGCAGGCCAGGCGAGGATGAGCAGGGCTTGAGCGTCTTTGGTGAGTGCTGAGATGCGTTGTTTCACCCATTCGGCTCGTGTTGCTAGTGCGGTGTTACCTGATGCGATAACGCCTCCAGCCTGTGGCTTCGGACTGGCCACAGGCTGGTCGGCACTCCGCTTCTCTTCGGAGAACTTGTAGGGTCTAAACAGGTCTTTGCGTTTGCGCCACTCGCGTGTCTTGAGTGACATGTTCAATGCGTCTAATCCTGCGACTAGGTCAACGGTGTAGAACTTGCAGTCTGCTTCTCCTGCTGGGAGGTGGCAGATGATGCCTTCTGTTTTGTCGATGTCTGGGAGCGGTTTGCGTTCACCGGTACGCCAGTCATAAATCCATTCCGCGTTCGCATAGGCGGCGAGTTGGACGCTGATTGATCCATAACTGTAACTGAGATCAGTTCCAGTCTTTAGGTCAAAGATGACCAGACGACCGTCACGCAACTGCACGATGCGGTCAGCGGTACCAGCGTATTGAAGTTCATCGTTGATCAACAACACCTCAATCCACTCAGCCTGCATGCGCATATCCCATGCAGATGTTGCCGCAACATACGTCTCGATATCGGCTTGCAATCCTTGCAAGATTTGTGGTTTCAAACCTCGATCAATCTGCTCTGTGATTGCGTGTAACGCTGTACCAAGATTGGCTCGGCTGTATGCGCCT